TTTGTCCTCAACACTGCAACCAACCATCACACCGCTACCCTGCACCTGTTCGGTTTTGCCATGCAGTAAAGCCAGAATCCGGTCCGCAATCGAAATTGACTTTGCCCAGCTCTCGCTTTGGTCAACACATTTCACATCGTAAATTTCATCCAGCCAGACGATCGCCGCAGCGTTATTCATCAGCGGATTGCCATTCACGAAGCGCACTTCGATAAAAGGGTACTCGGCCGAAAGCGGCGCATCCCCGGCATACACACCTGTTACACCCAGACCGGTCAGAGTCGCATCATTCGAAAGCACATAAACCAGCCAATCCTGCCCGGTCAAAATCGTCATCGTACCCTCCGTTCCAGATCCTTCAGCATTTTGATCATTTCGGGGAAGATTTTTGATACGGCAGGTCGCACAAATGGACGTTTCGCCAATCGACCACCTCTCTTGCGTCGCGATCCATATTCCAGTGCGATCCCATAATCCGTGTTGATCGTGATCGTCGCTTTTGCAGTCCCGGTTTTCTTTTTCAGGATCTGTCCGCTCAGGTTTCCGCTATCCACGGCAGGCGCTTCTCCGGGCGCGCTGGCAACATGCGATCCATGCTTTGCGCGCTGGTAAGACCGTCCGCTTTTCGGCTCCTGCATCCGTTCCACCATGTCAGCCTTCAACGCATCCGCCGTCTCCTGCACGATCTTGTCCGTCTCAACCGGAAACTCCCGCGCCAGTCTCGCCAGGTGGTTATAACTCATGCTGATATTGATATTTTCTGCCATCCTCCTCCTCTCGCCATGTAAGGGTAAAGCATTTTTTATCTCTTCAAAAAATGCTTTACCCCTTCTTTACCTCACACTCCCGCAAAACCTCAAAAATCCTACGGGTAAAATCCACCACCGTAAAACGCTCGCCACACACCACAATATCCTCCGGACGAACATCCGTCTCCGCAGGCAGATACACATAAGTCTTTTCCGCCAGTGTGATCTTTCCGCCAACGGTCCGTAGTTCCACCGTCTTCGATTCAACCCGTCCGATCGTCGTTTCCACCAGCGTTTCCGTCACCGTCGATCCACCATGACCATCCGCCACACGGCTCTCCCGGTAAATCATCACCGTCTCCGTCAACGATCCCTCCGCCACATTTCTCATCACATCCAACTCATCACCGCTTAAGATACCTGCCTCCTCTCCTCTTTTTCTTCCCGTCTCCGGTCCCCCATCCCCGGTCTTTTCCTTTCAGCTTTCAGCTTACCACCCCCGTTGGGGGTTGAGCTATCAGCTCCCTCATCGGCACCACCACCGGCGCCTCTCCCCAGATCGGGTGAGTATGCATCCTGCTCATCTTCTCTAACGGCACCTCACCGCGTTTCCAGGCATCAAAGCGCTCATTACCCATGATCTCTTTTTGTATAGTTTGATCCAGCGATAAGAAATACTCCTTTCCGGTCAGCCGTTCGCGTTTGTACCACGGCGGGACCACTAAAAACATGCAGCGTCCATTGGGATGGTCGCTCATCGTCTCGTTGATCTGATAAATCCGGCCATCCTCCAGCAAACACGCCAGACACGTGCGTGTGGATTTGCTCGCCCGGCGTTCGTACTGTTCGGCATAATCAGAATTTCGATACTCCGCCAGCTGACCAGTTCGCAATGCCCGCATCTGCTCCGTACGAGCTACAGTAAACGCCCGCTCCAGATTCCAGCTCATCGCCCCGTACATTTCCTTCGCCGTCACGCGTGGATTCCATCCCAGCGCCACACCGCGTGTCAAAGCCTCCGTCAGCTGCACAATCGACTTCGGATAATCCGACACCAGCAATTCATACAACGGCATCCCGTTCTGGGAATACCCGATCATGCTCTGCACTGCCTCAATACTCAAACGCTGATCGGACCCGAAAACCCCGAAATCCGGGAAAGTCAACTTCAAACTCTGATAACCAAAATCGAGACCGTCAGCAGCTGCTGTCTGTTGGATCCCGCTGATATTTCCGTCCGCAAAACGCATAAAGCGGAAGATCTCAGACTGAATCTGTGCCAGAAGAGACTGATACCGCTCCAGTTGGTGCAGTTGATAATCCATAATCGGATTATTCGCAGCCTTTGCAGCGTTCAGCTCGTAAATCAGCGCCTGGATTTTATCCTGTGTCACGTCCTCAATCCGCCTCCAGCGTCGTACATAATCCACCTGCAGATTTTTATCCCGCAACAGCGCCTCTCTCCGGTACTCCTCTAACAAATCATCAACCTTCGCCACTCAATCTCCTCTTTATCTTTTTTCCTTTAGGCTTTCAGCTTACCACCCCCGTTGGGGGTTCAGCTTTGAGCTTACCACCCCCGTTGGGGGTTCAACTATGAGCCATCAGCCATCAGCCATCAGCTATGAACCATCAGCTATTTTCGGTTGCGGCTCAATCCGAATCGCCTTGATCGCTCGCCTGGCAGCATGATACCTTGCCATCTTCATGCAGTTCTCATACAGCTGATTCGCCTTGAAATTGCCACCTTCCACCGAGAAATCCATCTTGTTCGCATTCGTGGCGCCCTTTTCTTCCCAGATCTGCGCCGCCGCCGCGTGCAGATCATACGTCTCCGTCCATGCCGTGTTCGCGGTCCCATCCGGTAGAGTCGGGTCATACCCGGCATTGTCCGTGAGTTTGTATTTTTCGATAATTGCCGCCAATGACAAATCGCTGTAAGTTGCCGCGGTCGGCTCAGCCACCCACCGTCTTATCGTTGCAACCTGCTCAGCACTAGCACCCATCCATCACCTCCTTACGGATAAACTCCCAAATCTTTCCAGCCCGCCGGATACACTGTCGGGCTCCACACATTTGCGTCAATCAAACTTTCCCACAAATGCCCATTAAAAGTCACCTTATCACCAGTGTTATATGCATCATGCGCCCCGGTCGGTTGCACCCAGGCGGCGTACTCGATTGGCGTTGTCCCGGTCAAATTCGTCCAGCCTGTCACGCCAGGTTCCCACACATTCGCTTCGATCGTGCTCTGCCACACATCACCATTGTGCAACACCTTCGCGCCCAACGGATACGCGTCATGTGCGCCCAGCGGTTGGATCCATTCCCAGGGATCATCATCCGGTTCGTGATAACGTTTATACAGCGCCTTCGCCGTCACCGGATCCCAATCTTCTTGAGTGGTATGCGATTGGATTGTCTGGTAAAGATTATGATCCACCGGATACAGATACACCTCGCCAGCCAAAACGGATAATCCAGCTCGCCAATCTGCATACGTTTTCACCGCCACCAACGAGGAAACAATCTCCATCGGATTGGGGGTAACAGTCGCCAGCTTTACCACATCACTATGAAAAGACTCAGCAATTTTTTCTTTTACCAGGTCAACATCCTCCGCCGCCAGATCATAAATCGGCCTCAAAACAGAGACCTTTTCAAAATCCTCCAGCAAACTCTCGGCTGAATTCACCACATCCTGATCGGCCAGATTGACCTGGTGGATAATAATCCCATACTGCAACTCTCCATCCACCGTCACCGGCTCAGCCTGCGTAATAAACTCAACCAGCTGCCCAAATTCTGGAATCGCGTCGTATTTTGGCATAATTTCTGATAACTCCTTTCGCCCTCGCCAGGTTGATTTTGAAATATTTCATAAAAAACCGAAAACTATCACTGCGCTTAATCCATCCCCAATAGGAAATTACTGCGCAGGCATCTCTAAAGCTCAAAACACCCTTCCTCAATATTTTTGCAATTCTTCGCCGTATTCTCAGAGCGTTTGATTTTCTCAACGTTGTATAATCGCGGTAAAATTTCAAACCGAGGAAATCAATAAACCGCTTTGTTACCAAAAACACTTGCCAGTTATTTTTGATGGATAGTTTTTTCTCAAGCAAGAATTCGTCAATTTGTATTCTCACATGATGCAATCTTTTTTTATTGCTACCCAAAATAACCAGGTCATCCACATATCGGATGTAGTGTTTTACGCCCAATTCCTCTTTGATAAAATGATCCAGATCCTGCAAATAAAAATTGGCGAACCACTGACTGGTGTAATTTCCAATCGGAAGACCAGAATCAGAACTTTCGATGATTGCGTCAATTAATTTCAGGGTTTCCTGGTCCTTCAAAATTCTTCGAAACTTGGTTTTTAGCAATTGCTGATCGATCGATGGATAGAATTTTGAAATATCCAGTTTCAGGCAATACTTCGTGCCCTTGTAATCATTGTCCAATGCGTTTCTCAATATTTTCTGGCCATAACTGGATCCACGTCCAGGAACGCTGCCACAA